ACGTTCGATTGCCTGGCGTGATATGTCTTGTTGGCCAGCGATTGTACGCACGTTAATGGTGAGTAGTGTGTCGTCGGCGTCTGTGTTAGACACTGCTGAGTTTTCAGTCGCCTGAACAGCAGTAGTAGTGCCAGTGGTCATTCTGCTTATGTTCAGCGTCATACCAGAGGTAGGGAGTGAGTGTGAGTTTGTAGCAGCGTCCAAGAACGGACGTCCAGCCCGTGCGTATGGGGCGGCTAGGTCTGTAAGGTACTGTGGTACTACAAGACCTTCGAAGTTACCAGTTGCAACCGAACGGTTTTCAACAGCTTCTTCTTTCATGTGGCGAGCAAGACGCTCAGATGAAGCGTAGTCGTTCTTGAATTGTGCGTTGTACGCGTCCTTCACGAATGATGCTTCAGCTTCTGGTGAGTATGTGCGAGCTTCAGAGATGACGCGAGCGCCGCCTACTGGAGTGGCAACTGGTGCAACTGCTGAACGAATTTCTGCAGCCTTAGCGTCTGCATCAGCCTGTGTTTTCAGCTTTTCGATTTTTGTATCGAGTGAACGTGACTCTTCTACAAGAGCGTCAACCTTCTCGGTCTCCTCTGCAGTAAGGTCGGTGCGGTTCTCTTCAGCCACTGCTTCAAGAACTGCATCCATTTCAGCCTTTACTGCGTCACGGCGCTCGATTACTTTGTCAAGGTATGACATTGTATTCTGCTCCTTATGAGTTTGGATTCGAGGTGGTGGCGATGTTACTCACGGCGCTTTTAGGGTGTGAGTCCCGCTCCGACTTCGGTATCTGTTGGCTACTTGCCGACAGAATGTTGGTTTGTGATATTGACGACTGCCTTAGCAAGTCGCAGTGACATCTGCCTTGGAGCAGAGTTCATTTCGGGTGCCATGTCCGTTGGAGCCACGTAGGCTGGGTCTTCCGTTGGGGTTTCAACACCAGGCAGCGTGATGCCCTCTTCCATGACTTCACCTTCGTACCACATGATTAGGTGGTCAGCTGCAAGAAGTAAATGCGCGATAGAATCGGTCTCGTCGCTTCCGTCTGCCATTTCGGCAGCTTCAAGCGAGATGAGCTCTGCAATTCCAGAACGTGCTTTGTCGTATGACTCTTTGTAGCGGGTCATGTCCTCTGCAGACTGGGTTGAAGTAAAACGAAGCTTTTTAATAGCCTCGCGTGCTTCGACCATTGTGGTTGGGTAAGCGGGGTATGTAACGACGCTGACGTCGCCGTCCGAAAGTGAGACTTCTGTGAGCGTGCGTTCTGTGCGGTCCTCGTTCCAGTTCTGTCGAATTACACGAAACGCAAAACTCATTTGGTCAACATCGCCACGCTGCACAAGAGTCCACAAGTCACGAGCTTCTGTTGTGTCTGGCAAGATGGCGTCGATGTGTAAGCCAGTGCCGTCTTCAGTAAGTGTGAGAGTGCCGTTCTTGGTGCGTGCGAGGGGCAAGCCTTCGTGGTTGATAAGTAGGCGCACGTCTGGTGTTTCGCTCAAAGTCTTGCGAAAAGCACCAGGAGCGATGCGCTCGCTGAATGGTAGCGGGACGCTTGAATCATTGAAAACGGCCGCGTAGCCAGCAAGGCGCATTGTGCCGTCGCCTTCTTGGCGTGTTTCGATATCGCGCATTGTGAAAGTGCGGCGCTCTGTCTGCTTCATCTTGCTCCTGTCTTCCCCGACGGTTTCCAGATTGTCAGTGACTTCTTGCATGTTGTCTAGTTGCGGCATTATTGAACCTCGTAAACTGATTGTGGGTTGTTAGGGTCAATCGTTGAGACTTGCTGCAACTGACCAGTTGGTACTCCTGTGTGACTCATCGGCGGCAAACCAACAGCTGCAAGAACAGCCTTAGGGTCAAAACCGACTTGAATCAAGTTGGTAGCGATTTCTGTCCTTAGCTTCATGCCGACGTCTTTTGCGTCTTTTGCGTCGATGTTCTGCAGTGGAACTCTATATTGGTCGCCAGACTCGCCGAGTGGGCTGAGGTCTTCAACTGCGCGGACGTCGTTGAGCGACAAGAAGCCCTCATTGAGTCCCTTAGTGTAAGCGTCGTAGCGCTCGAGTGTTGTGCCGCGCAGCAGCGCATCAAGATTGAACTTGATAAAGCCGTCAGACTCTGGCAATAAAGGTGAAAGCGCTTGTTCTAGGCGCTCCAAAAGTGGGCGCAGCGAGTGCTGAACAAAAGACAGGTTCTGTGCTTCAACTGATGCGAACGACATGGCGCCTGCCACTGGGTGACCAAGCAGCGAGATTGGAACGCGGAAAAGGCGTGCGATTTCTTCAACGCCAAAACGACGAACTTCAAGAAGCTGTGCGTCTGCAGCGTTTAGCATCAGCGGCTTGAAAGAAGCACCACCAGTCAAAACACCAAGCTTGCCAGCGCGGTACGGGCCAGTGTGTGACATATTCCAGTTGCGTGCTATGTCCGAAATCTGTTCCTCGGTCAAATCGCCAGGTGATTCAATAACCCCACCTGGGTTTGCAGCGTTACCAAAGTAGCTGGCTGCATAAACTTCAGCTGCCATGGCAGAGCCGAGCGTTGTGCGTGCTGCACCTATGGGCCCAAGACCAAGCATCTGGCCTGGGAGTCTGAACATCGGGATGTGTAGCATTTCGTCTTTTGTGAGGACCATCGTTTTATTCGACGCGGGGTCCACTGGTAAAACATTGTCATAGAACCCGTTAACTTGATTCTGAGAGTTTTGACCAATCGTTACAATATATTGCACTTCGCCCATGGGGGTGGGACGGCGAATGCGAACTTGAAGCGGGTTGATGCAATAAAGCTCTTTAACGTCGCCCATGTCATCACGCACGGTCAGAACAAAAGCGTTGCCGTGTAGATTTAAAGAGGCTATGATTTGCTCGTAAAACTCTAAGCGTGTAGATTCTGGGTTTGGCTTTGTGACCCACCCTGGCATTTCTCCGTAGGCTGCAGAGTACGGGATTCGTGCTCGTCCCCTGCGCACGTAGGCAGAAAGGGGCAAGGAACTAATTGTATCACCCAAAAGGCGTACACACGCGTAAACGGTTGACATGCGTATTGCCGTGTCGGAATTGACATCAACACCAGCTGGTGTTGCATATAGCGAGCGACCAGGCAAAAGCGGCTCTAGGAACTGGTTGTTTGACCGTTGTTCTCCAGCTTTGCGCAGTCTATTCGATAAGCTCATTTGTTAGCCTTTTCTGTCTCGTTTGATTTTATCGGCTGTTGCTTGCCAGGGTTAACGAACCCAGACCATGCCGACATCTGCAGTGGCTCTAAGTCCAGAGACTTTCCAACCCGTTTTTTCCCAGCTCTTTTTGTTCTTGTCTAGCCACACCGCCAAATCAAAGTCCACAAGCGGAAACCAGCTTTTCGGTTCTTGGCAGTGGTGCTCTATGAACTGTGGTGCGACTTGTGTGTAGCCAAGCGCTGCTAAGTGCGCAAGTTGTAGGTTGTGCTCGGCGATGGTTTCGTACGTCCATTCCAAGCTCAGTGTGCCCATCTTGCTTGACAGCCCATTAAGAACTGACCATTCAGCGCCCTCAACGTCAATCTTTATGAGGTCTGGGACTCCGAACTTTAAGGCAAGCGCGTCCAGTGTGATAGTAGTCGCGGTGATGGTCCTGAAGGCTTTGCCAGCGTAAGGCATTGACTTGTCTGTTAGCCAGTCTTTATTTAAAGTCGAAAGGCCATCTTCACTGGCTTCATAAAACTGCACCCTCGCAAAATCTGAATCACTGACTGCGTAACGCAGCGGTGTTACATTCGGGTTGTAGATGAAGTTTTTGACAAGCTCGCCAAAGACTCTGGGCGCGGGTTCGATTGATATCACACGATACCCTCGGCCCAAAGCTGCCAGAGTAAAATCGCCGCGGTTTGCGCCTATGTCAAAGCACAACATCGATTTTTTCCAAGTTGTTTTTGACTGCGAGTGTGTAAGACGGGTGCATGTCGGTTTTTGACAGCGCACGCAGAACGCGTATTGATTCTTCTCTACGACCAACCCACCAGGCGGCCACCGCTATTTGAAACTCTAAGCAGTACGGGCCGTAGTAGCCCAGTTCGATTGGCGAATCGTCTGGGTCACACATGGCCCAGTTGTGCCCGACTCTTGCAAAGGTGTAAGACTCTTGCCAGTTGCCAGCACGTTCGTGAAACTGCGCCAACAAGAACCAAGCTTCTGGGCGAGATTCGTCATACTCAATCGCTTGAAGCAAACAGTTGGTGACGCTGTATTCTCTGCCTTGTTGGTCGTTAAAGCATTGAGCTATCGCGCACAGAGAATAATAAACCAGGTCGTTATTCGGCCCGCCGTATTCTGCGCACCTCAAAAAGAATGAGAGGGCAG